AGGTACAACAAGAAAAGATGAAGCTAACTACCAGACAAAAGAACACACTTGCAAAGCACCAAAAGGCTCATGGTCACACAAAGGCTCACATGGAATATATGAAACGCAAAATGAGAGAAGGGGTTTCATTTACTGAAGCTCACAATATGGCAATGAAGAGGAAGGGCAAATGAGTGACCCAAGACTCAAAAGGTTTGGATTGTCTGGTTTTAACAAACCAAAGAGAACCCCATCACATCCAACAAAGTCTCATGTAGTGCTTGCAAAGGAAGGCGACAAAATTAAATTAATTAGATTTGGAGCGCAGGGCGCAGATACAAAACCACCAAGAAAGGGCGAAAGCATGGCAGATAAGGCAAAACGCAAGAGTTTTAAGGCTAGACACGCAAAAAATATTGCCAAAGGTAAAATGTCAGCAGCTTTTTGGGCAGACAA